CATGCGAATCGCGCACCGGTTGCCATCTTTCGCCCTCCCCTAAGATGACGGGCTGATTTCCGGGCCTGTGCGGCGGTGCCTTACCACGATATGCTCTCGGTCCGCGGAAGTTCCGGTCCGACCGGGAGAAACCTGTGCTGGGCTAGTCCGACTGATAAAATAGGTCTCGCGACTCCGTTTGTCGTTCACTCTCCACCGTTTCACAAGTTCGTCGGTTATGGCGCCAATGGCTGGCCGGTGCGCACGGCCAGCGTGGCGATCAGGCAACGCGTGCCGTGTCGGATGTCCTCGAACTCGCGCCGCGCCGCTTGGCCGGGAGAGGCGGCCTTCGTGGAGGAGAACACGAAAAGAGAAGATCAGTTTCGGCTCACTGGCTCACTCATACAAAAAGCACCGCGTCCCCACCTTCTTCCTCTTCTCGCTCTTCTTCGGCAACCTCGGCCTCGGCCTCCTCTTCGGAGAGGCCGTCATTCAGCATTTTGTCGATGATCTTGATTCGGCGCTCCAGAGGATCGGCTTTGGCAAGAATCCGTTCGTATTCTTCGTTTTCCTCGGGTGTCAAGAGACATTCGAATATAAACAGGTGTTTTCTGGCATCTTTAATGGCTTTGGTTTTCGGATGGTCGTCTGGTTTGATTTCCCAAAAGCTGGGATTGGGATCAAAAAAGCCCCAGCGCTTCCAATCCTCGTACCAGGGGTTCTCTTTCACCCGGGGATTTCTGACCACCGGCTTATTGCCGACGGAATTGAGAATCGCTTGCAAATACGCCTCCGCTTCCGCGTTAATCTTCTCGATTTCTTCCCATAAGCGTTCCTCTTCTTCTTCGAGTAACTTGCGTTGCTCCGGAGTCAAAGTGACATTTTTTTTGTCAGCCATAGGATTAACTCCGTTTTTCACTTGCCAATTCGCTGAACACCTCTGCCGGTACGTTATGGGCCACAAGTCTCATAAACTTCTCAGCGTCAGGACCAGCAATCCGCAGGATCTCAGAAATATAGACTTTGGCGGCTTCGGTTCTGTCCGAATCGTGACCGATAGAATATAACATGCCTCCACAACGCTTCACTTTAGCAGCCTTACGAAATGTTCTGTTCAACGTCTTCTGAGTAGTGTCTAACTGTCTCTTATTCGCGCACAAAACAATCTCAAAGAAACCCTCATAGGGCACCACTGTTCAGCCGTAAATCCCCGTTTTCTCTTGAACTTGCCGCATGACCTTATCAATCTCCTCTAGCGGCTGTGCAATGCGGGCCGTCAGCATCCCGTATTTCCTGAGCCGGGGAATCCGTTCAAACATGGCCACGCCCAGCTGCGGCTTTTCCGATACCAATCCCATCGTACACGCCGCCAGCGTCAGCTTGTCCTTTTCAAACTTCTCAAAAGTGGCCATGAATGAGTGCTCGGGTTCACCGAATTGGCCCACGGCGTCATGCACCGTCGTGGGATGCAAATCGGCCATCCCCAGGATGCGGTGATACTTCTGAACAGCCTTCTGGTGCGTTTCCGACTTGATGCCCTCCAACGCCTCCTGGGCCGTCTTTTTCCCCTCCACCACGGGTGAGACGAACAGCCGATGCTGCATCGCCTCTTCCAGGGATTGCCAGCGGAAAACTTCCGGATTCCGCTGGCTGGGCGCCCAAATATACGACCCCTCCTTCAAATGGACAACCTGCATCGGATGGGGGTTCGGCGGCAGTCCCGGAGGGAGCGCGTACTCCACCGCGGTGGCCCCTTCGTGCTCATACGGAAAGGGCAGTGGCCCCTGTTGGTCAGCGGCCTGCCCCGGCAACTGGAGCACTTCGTCATCTGGCCCCGGCGGGGTCAGCCCCACCAGCTTCCGCACCTCCTCGGCCTTAATCGCCAGGCCCATCCGGTAGGCCCGCTCTAGAAGGTCAAGCCGCTCGCTGACGTTCTCGTCCTGGGACTTCTCCTCGGGCGCTGGAAAGACCTTGCGTGCCAATCCGTCAATCCATTCGCGAATCTTCATAGTCCTCCTCCACCGCGATCCGGCAGACCGCGGTCGGGTAATCCACGTGCTGGCATATCCGGTAATGGCGAGACGTATTCGCGACCACTTTCCCCGATGACCCGCCGACGCAGGTACCATTCCCCTGCAGCCCCCATGTAAACGGCCTTTCGCGGGACGTAGCCGTTTGTGATCCCGGCGAGCGTATAGTCGTAGCGGTGTCCCGAGACCGTCCCGCGTGTACGAATGAGATCCCACACGGCCTTGCCCTTGCTGGGGGCCTCCAGCATGGCCAAGAACACGTCCACAGGAACATGAAAATACTGGTAGAGCGGTCCTGGTCGGTCAGGCTTCTCGCGCATTCCGGACCCGGGTGGCGGCGGGGCCTTGAACCGGATGAATAGCGAGGCGGTTTCCGCGTCGTACCCGAAGCTGTAAACGTTCGAGGATTCCGGACTGCGCACCATTTCCCCGGTAACCACGGGGTGATTGGCAGGAAATGTTCTCCCGCGAATAACGACCTGGTTCCCCAGGGTGGTCTCCATGGGATAGGGCCGGACCCGGTCCAATCGCCATCCCTCAGGGACGACCCGGAACCCCTTGCCGCGGAGGACCCGTGCCGCCCAGTGCAGGACATCAGGGTTGTCGGAAAAGGCTTCCAGAAGCCGCATGGCCAGATTCAGTTCGCGTTTTTCTGTTCCCAGTGTCTCGCGGAGGAGCGGCTCTAAACTCACAAAACCCTCAATGACCATGCGGATGCCTTTCCAGACATCGCCAAGCCCGTAACGAAGCACCTCGTTGTGGGCTTGCGAGTAGATCATCCGCGCCGCCTTCTGGAGAAGCTCACTGGCACCGCCCCTTTGGATGGCCTTCAAAAACTCGGTGGCGGCCTGGTTTGCCTGACGCCCTCCCCTGCTTATGTCGCGTGCATAACTTTCCCACTGGCGAATCGTCTGCCACAGTTCGCCCCTGCGAAATTGCCTCAAAATCCGTTTCTGCTCAGGCGTCATCGCTGAAACCATCCCTCCAGCTTGTCGTTGATCTCAGGCAGCGTGCGGAGCTTCGGACGGACTTGTTCTGTAAGGACGTTGCCCGTCCTGAATTCCCGGGTGGCTCCCCAGATCATGTACCGCAGAGCGTCCACAGTATCGTCGTCTCGTTTCACCGGCTCCGGGGGCGCGACGTTCTGCCAAATTCCCCGTGGGGGACGCCGCCACCGATACCGCCGCAGCTCTTCGATGCAGTGCCGACAATTCTCGGTGATCCGCAGCCGCGGACGCCCCGATTCATCGCCCCCCAAGAGAGTTCGCACCAGATCGATACTTTCCAGGAGAACCGAACGCACTCCGGTTCGCGGCACCGACAAGACATTCAACCCCAATTCCAGGGCTTGCGCGATGCAATCCGGCCGACTGGGATCGGCATAAAACAGCGGCGTAATACGCAACCGCTCACACAGCCGCTTCACCGCCCCCAGATGATCGCCCATCGTCGTTTGCGGGGTGTTATTCCAATACTCCTCAAAAACGATCCACTCGCCTTCCAGATTTCGTGCCCCGAGAACGGCCGCGAAGGGATGTTCGCGACTCGCTCCCCAGTCAAGGCCCCCGTAGAATTTCCAGCCGGGATCGCTGAATTTGATCGACTCCCGCGGAATAACATGCTTCGCCCGACTGAACGTCTCAAAGATCGCCCCTTCCCAGGTGGGCAACGCCCCAGTCAATCGCGTGTCCCACATTTCCCGCGGGATGCTGGCTTTAAAGATCTGCAACCACTCGCGAGAAATCGCCGTGTTGCACTCGGTATTTAACCGGTACACTTTCCATCCCGGCGGCGGGTTGTCAATGACCGATTCCACCCACAGACACAATTCCGGGTCCGTCGGCGTGAACTCCGCAAAGCACGATCCGGGAAACATGTATTCCCGGCAACCCCGCAGGGCCTCGATGAGAAGATCAGGATGAAACTGCTCAGAAAAGAGAAAGCCGCCGATGGAGCGGGCCTGCAGGCCCCTTTCCCCCTGGGCGAAACTCTTGAACTCTAAGATCCAGTTCTTTCCAGGCCTGCCCGGCCAGGGCTTCAGGCGGACCGCCTTCGGCCAGCCCCGCTTCTTGTCCAACCAACTGATCCCGTCCCAATCAATCTCGCACGACGGAATCATCCCCATTCCGAGAAGTTTTTCCTGCCACACCACGCCGCAGACTTGCTCAAATGTCTCCGAGACGATCCAGAAGGGCGTATCGCGGCGCGGGGGTGGTTGCACGGCCAGCACAAATCGGGCCAGCTTATAGGCGGCCGCGGTGGTCGTACCAGACCCGTTCCCCCCAATCAAAACCGCTACCCCGGGAAGTTGCTCATAGACGAAGGACGACTGCTCGTCGAAGAGTTCAGGCCGGTCCGGACGCGGACGAAACCGACAGTATCCCGAATCGATCAACTGGGTAATTTGCTCGACAAGAAAGGTATCCATGCCACTCAATTATTCCGCGGCCCGAGGAGCCGCTGCACCTTCTCCATGAGCACCTCTCTCAGTTGTTCGGGACTGTGTCCTGCTACACGGATTTCTGTTGTGTTCGTATCCCGCGGCTGCTGGTAAATGCCAGCAATCCGGGCTTCCTGCTCAATACACCAGGCAATCAGCTTCTGGACACCGGGATGCCTAAGCCCCACTTTCCACGCCTCCGCCCTCAATTGCCTCAGTTCCGCCACGATCTCCGCGGGTAAAATCGAAATCTCCTGGTTCCATTTCTCCCGGAGCTTCTTCACCCACCTGGAAATCGTCCTCTCCGGGTAACCCATCTGCCTGGCAATCTGGCTCACCGACCACCCCTTCAGCCAGAGCTCCGCCACCTGCTCCACCTGTTCCGGACTGAGATGCTTGGCCATAGATCTCCTTCCATTGATTCCGTAACTTGAGGGTCTTCGCGTAAGACAGGCCTAAATGCCGGGCAATCTTCCGAACCGACCACCCCAGACGCTGCAAATTCCCAAATGTCTGGAGCAGTTCCCACGTGTTCCTCGATACCCCCGGCACGGGAATAACCACTACCTCGTCCACAAACCGGACTCGAAAACGTCTCCTCAATGATTCAATCCGCTGCAAGACGGACGCCTTCCGCTCTGCAAACTCCTTCACAATCGGCGACTGCCAGTTGTCAAGATGAAGCCCCGGATGGCGTCGCTCTTCCTGCAACTTCTTCAAGTCGGGATTGCCATTCTCGTCCTTCCACCCCAGAATCCAGCAGATCTGCTCATCGCTCACCCCATCCCGTTTCAACTGCTCAATGTCAGGCTTTTTCCACGGCGGAGGAGTCCACGCCTCGACGTGAACTTTGGCCGCCGTGAGGCCGAGCGCCAGGGCCCGCTCAAAGTCACCTTGCCACAGGCTTTCCTGGGCCTGCCGCAACAACTCACAAAACTTCTGCTCTTCCGCCGTCCCGCCGTCTTCGATCTCCAGGGTATCAATCATGTCCACGGCACGGCCATTTAACCCGTCACCAGCCTCCAACGCATTCAGCCAATCCACTACCCAACATTCCCAGCGTTCCATTCTGTGACTCCTGAGGTTTTATCCCGGACGTTTTGTCCACGCATGTACCGTAGTAGCTGGGCTTTGTGCCACACTTCCGATGGACGCGGGCCCACAATTCCGTCCATCCGGTCCGTTAAAGTCCCAATGGCGAGAATCTTGCGATGATACTGCCTCACCACCCGGCTATCCAAACCGGTTACCTCAACCACGTCATTAACAGAAAAACCTTTCCATAAAAGGAGAACGCAATGATACTCAACAATGTAGTCTTTCCAGGATTGAATGAGATTCCTGTAAAAGTGTTTTTCAGAATCGTCCATTCTCTACCTGATCCTCTGGTGATGTCATTTCCGTCACATCTCGCATCACAGAGTGGAATTCCATTTCCGTCATAGCCAGCCTTTCTCGGGCCTCTTTCAGCGCATCCTTCAACTCCTGAACATGATGACGGAGCGTCGTGAGCAGCTTCCAGGTCTCGAACGCGCGACCCAGCTTGTCTTTCGCCGCCAGGAAAAGATCGTAGTCCAGGGTGTTTTTCATGCGACCTCCTCCTTTCTAATTCATTCTAACGAGCATCAATTCTTTTCGAATACATTCTCATCATGGCCAGTCGCAGTCAGGCGAACCCTCACAAAGCCGTCCGCAGCGACGCAGCACTTTCTGATACGGAGGCTGACGATCTGGGAGTCATCGGCAAACAGTCCAGCGTGCTGGAGGGCGTCGAGAAGGGGCTTGAGCAGGTTATCCAGATCGCGTCGGCGGCGATCAGGCGGGTGCGCCTCAATTGTTACCTCTAGATCGCTCTCCCCAAAGCCGACTCCACCGCCTTCCCGACACAGACGCCAGACCAGCCCGTCCACGGCTTCGCGGTACCGCCGCCCATCCCTAGATAAGACCATTCGGCCCGCCACATTCCGCCAGTAGCGATTCGCCGTCGGCGGCCAGGGGAGATCGATGGTCATCGAGCCCTTATCAGCCATTTCGTGCATCCTGACGGTAATCCTCGTACAGACCGTCCCAGCCTACGTCACGCGGGTGGAAACAGTCCTCACCGGCTTCCACTCGGGCCCGAATGACCGCGATTTTCTCCGCCGTTCCGGGGAGCCACATTGTTGCACTCGACGGCGTGCCGCCCTCTTTCGATCGCACCGTCACGCGGTAGGCCCTGCGACACGCACGCGAACAGAAAGCGCTGTGCCTGTTCGTGTGAGGAAGTTTGGCGCCACAGTGCTTGCAGTACGAAACGTCGCTCTCAGTGACAGGATTCATCGTTCCGGTACCCGCATCGCTTCTGACAATTCGTTCACTATCGCGAGGGCCTTTCGGCCTGCTTCCGAGCGCCCGATCCGACGCACGGTTGATGGTGCGTACTCGCATGGGATGAGGGCTGGCCGGTCTTCATCCCTGTCGCGGTACCCCAGCAGCGTGTTCTGCCGCTCGAATTCTCCGACTAGCGGCAGTGCCGCTTCCGGGCTGACCCCGACCTTGCAGTAAGCCGCGTAGGTCCTGAGAAACTCCTGCCGGAGCCACTTCTCCTCCTCGCCGCCACACCGCTCGCAAAACCGCTGCCAACCGCCCAGGCTGCGGATTGTGGCCGTAATGGCCGCATCCTCGAATTGCACGCTGCGGTACCAACCATAGTCCTCGACGGCCCGGACGGCGGCCTGCCAGGCCAGCACGGCCTGGTCTTCCGGCTTGAGGCACCAGCCAGCTCTCGCAGCTCGGCTGGGGTCGGCATGAACTTGCACGTCTTGAGGGCCCGCTTTGCGGCGGCCTCGATTTCCTCAATGGCCAGCCCATCCAGGCCCATCTCGTAGGCCGTGAGGACCGCGGGGGTGATCGGCCGATTGAAGGCAGCCCCCAGGGCATTCATCACAATGGCAAAGCGTTCCGCATCAGTTGGCATGCCGCTGCTCCTTTTGCGCAAGCCAGAGCTTCGTGGCTTCCAGGTTTCGCCTTTCCAGGTCGCTGAGCGCTGGACCGGGTGGCGCTCGCGAGGTCGAGCGCCTGCCGTCCACGGCCCGGTTCAGCCAGTTCACGATGAAGCGGGGCATCCCCTTGGCCGTTTTCATCCGATCAGGGGATGCACGTATCCAGGCCAGTGCCTTCCGGAGTTCGCAACGAACGTCCAAGCTTGGATAGAGCCTCTCGTACTCGGTGACGTCCTGTTCCGTTACGGAGAACGAACTCATCTTGCCCCTGGTTGGGAACACCAGGAAAGGCGGAGACGAAGCCCCCTCTTCCGGAGGCGGCTTCGCATCGATCGCTTGCGATCGTGCGGAGCTAACTTCTACTTCCTGTTCCTGTTCCTTCTCCTGTTCCTGTTCCTGTTCCTGATGGGGCATACGTTGGGGGTAACGTTCCCCGTAACGTTCCTGGTAACGTTCCCCTGAACGTTCCCCCAAACGTTCCAGGTAACGTTCCCCGTAACGTTCCTCTAAACCTTTCCGGAAGGTTTCGTGTAAAGTCTGCGGGAGGTACTGCACGCACAACGCAAACTCTGAGACCAGAGGCGTTCGAGGCAGATCGTGCAGGTCCTCAAGACAACTCTTGAGGGTGTTCGGGTTGTCCGGACAGTTGTACCGAAACCACTTCGGGATCAGGAGAACCCTAGCCTCTTCATCAAACCTCCAGGCCAACGCCTTGCAAACTTTATCGAAACCTTTGGAAAAGGTTTCCACAGGCATGTTCAAGTCTTCCGCGGCCAACGCCTTGGAGAACTTAAAGAATCCCAGGCGATTGCTCTGTGCCGTCAACACGTACAGGGCAATCAGTTTTTCCTCGCGTGATAGGGCGCGAAACTTTTCGTCATTCCAGATCCGCGGATCTATTTTCCGGTACCGTTGCGCCATACCACCTCGGCCTGGTCTTCACTGCCTGCGTGACTCCATTCCCATTCGCCGGACCGCCCGGCGATTCCCAGGCCCGGGAGTCGAACCCGGCAAGCTGGACTTATGAAGCCCAGCGGGGCACCGGCCCTGCCTGGACACACGCTACTCCACTTCCCACTTTTCGCCTGGCCACGGCGTGCGCCAGTACACCGCGCCGGCCAGGTTTACCTTTGCCGTCGCTATCAACGCCCCGTTAGAGAAGGCGCCGTAGGTACGATACACCTTAAGTCTCCCTTTTTTTGTCCGCCAGACGCAGCGAACACGCATAACCGAGGCCCCCGGCCAACGTTTGTCCGCCGAGGCCACCACCCTCGCCCGCCACTCATCAGGCGCTAAATCGATCACTGTCCCGGACATGGCATTCTCCTAGGAAATCTCACCACAATCTAAGTTTCGGCCTGGGAAACAGCGGCCGCTGGAGCGGCCAGTGTTCCTCTAAGTAGTCGAACAGGTCGTCAATCGTCTTCTTGGAAATATTCGCCCCAGGACAACTGAAGAGCCCGAGGGCCCACGCGGTTACGGTTTCCCGAGCGTGTGGGTCGCGGAGTTTCTGCTCGTCGAGAAAAAGAGCAAACTCGAACTCCGTATTGCCGACGGCTATTTTTCTGCGTCCGTCTGGTGCGCATTCAATCGAGAAGTAGCTTCGCATTGCGGTCTCCTCTTCTGAAGCTCCTCCCGCAGGACCACAACATCCCTGGGGGCCTCAATCCCAAGGCGAATGCACTTATTGGTTGCCTTTAGGACTACGATTCTCGTTCCGTCACTCAACATGATCGCCTGTCCGGGCTTCCTTGCTAGCACAAGCATGTGCGTCCTCCTATTCTTTCTGAAGTCGTAGATGCAACCGCCTGAGATAGTACTTTTCGTCACATTCCGCGTATCCGTCCTCGAATCCTTTTGCAAATTCACTATTTAAACATTGAACACACGGCTCAATCACGAACACGACCTCACCGTCGGAGCCTTCGTGGAATTGAACGTCGAGTTCCGAATCGCACACCGAACAGAGGAATACGATTTCACGCTTTTTTGCCATTTTTCAGCTCCTGATAACGATTCCGCGCCAGATCGAGAAGTTCCTCAACTTCCCACTGGGAAAGCGTATCGTCGGCCTTGATTGCCTCAGCTAAAGACGTGACAGTTTCTAAGTCAGAGGCTGTGGCGATCTTTTCTGCGTAAACCGCGTGCCGCTCAGGTTCACCTGGAGTCTCACCATTAGAGTGTGTTGGTTCCACTTTCTCTGTTTTCACATCGGGCTTTTCCTTTCCATTCTCACTTGCGATCCGTTTTGATTCGCCAACGTTCGTCAGTATTGGCGATGAGAATTGGGGGAATTCCGGCGCATCAAGATCAGCAAGTGCCAGACTGATTTCGAATTCCAGGGGTAAATACTTAATCAACCTCCGGAGCACTGTCTTTCTCGCCATTTCCCCCCAGTGGTGCGCCCAAGGCGATTCATTGGGGAATCGTTGATAGCTCTTGCTTTGATTGCGAATGCGGTTGATCTCGTCCACATCCATCCACTCCACCGCAGGCGGCGATCCCTCTAGAAAAGCCCTTGCGTAGCACCCAATCGGTTCCCCACGATCTTTCAACGCGATCTTGTGCCGAACTGGATTATCACGCCCAAAGTCGATCTCAAACTTGTCATTGGCATGCACCAACCGGGCCTCCACGAGCTTCACACGCGGGTGCCGCATTGCCAGTTTAACCAGACCCCGATAGCCGCAAATGAATTCGGCCCGATCCTTAAACGGCACCAAGAATCCGTCACCAGTAATCCCGCTGGGGTCGAGACCATACCGGGCCGCCTTAATGGTTGCCTCGACAATCGACTGCGGCGTGCAACTAAGGAGCGCCGGGCTTCGAATGACAGCTGAGGCGACAATGGCAATCAGCCGATCAGTGTCAATGCCGAGGGCAGCATTCGCTGCAATCTGCGCCTTCGCGGCAGCCAGCAATTTCTGAACCACAGCCGCCTTGTCGAGTCCGACCGACTTCTCTTTCATCTTCTGTGTCACAGTTCCGCTCATATTCAGTTCTCCACCTTGATTTCGTACCAACTGACTTCTCTCCGACAGTCACGCAGCTGCTCTTCCCCCAGCAGCTGTCTGACCCGCTCCATATCAAATCGCATCTGCGTTCGCTTGACGAATCGTACGCACAGTCGCCTCTCGGCCGTTGAGGCTTTTAAACCACTTGCCGAGCCTGCCAACTCGAAAAGTCTGTTCTTCGCTCTCTGTTCCGCTTTTTCCGCCGCTAACCGTTGTTCGCGAGCCACCATGTATTCACTCAGAAGCGTGTCCAGAAGAGTGAAGTCCACTTCCGCGAATCTGTCTTCTCTTGCGATGGCGTTGAATGTCAGCGGCGTAGGTGCCGAGTCAGATGGCGGCTCCTTCCTTTCCACGCACTTCCAGAATGCAATCACCTTCTCCTTAATTTGCTCTTGCAAGTCGCGATCAGCATGCAAACAAAAATGGGCGAGCCGCGGACCTGGAAGCAACGCCAGAACATGACCGATCGGAGCCTGACAAGCCATCAGCTGTGCCTGCACCTGGTACCGCACATCCAAGGGCACTTCATCCGTGTGTGGCTCTCCCCATTCTTCACTGCGTGGCGAATAGGCCGTGCCGATCTTCACTTCGACCGGTTCAATGTGTCCATCGACTCGAAACACACCGTCCAGTGTCGCACGTAACCGGCAGCTTTTTGAAAGCCGCACAACACGCTCCACATTCCGCTTGAGAGGGGCAATTTCGCGGTGAGCCCAATCAAGTAGAGCCGGTTCTAAAATCAGTCCCAATGTCATCGCCTCATTCGGCGGCTGCGGCTCAACAAGTCCCAATTTCTCCGCCCAGACATCCCACGCCGACCGAAACGGGCTCACCCCGCAGATCGCTGGAACCTCGCTGGCCCCGACGTACTTCCTCCGTGTTGCAATCTGTCTCTCCGTCAGCATAGCGCATGCTCCCAAGACCTGCGGGGAGACGGGGAGCGCGCGAGGCGTCCCACCTCCAGGCAGACCATGATCCAGCTCCCCAGGCCACCGCGGCCTGCCTCACTCCAGACTGGGAAGGTTCACCGATCCCAAAATAACGATCCGTGGATCGATGTAATGCCGGATGGTTGTCTTCGCCGATGCGTGTCCTAGCAGTGTCTGTCCGGCGCTGATGCCGCCCGTGAGAGCTGCCAGCTCCAAGGTGCACAGCGGCCTCCGCGGCCGCCATGCCCCTGGAGGGCCGCAAAACCTGCGGTTGCTCCTTCATCATCGATCTTAATTGCGTACTAAGAAGGATCATCGCGACGCCTTACGGTAGTCTGCGAGGGCATGCGTGGCTGATTCAGTCAATGTCAAGCCGAACTCGGAGTAGATCACTTCGATGTCCTGCAAGGCGTCCACATCGACGGCGTACCCGACGTGGTCCGTTACCTTCCACTTGGATGCCCAAAACGGGCGCTCGAATACTGCGAAGAACCAGCCGTCCTCCGTGAGGTAGGGCCGGACGCCGAGAACAAACTTCTCGCCGTTGCGCACGTAACTGCCGACGACCCAAGTATCCATTTCTGGGTCTCCTACTAGCGGGCCAGACGCCCAACCGAGTTTTTGGGCACCCGCTCAGTCGCCGCAGAGGCGGCTAAGAAGGTGCCGGTTAATTTCTACACCGTCGATTGGATACTTATGTAAGAAATTGTCAACAGGGAAAGAAAAATT